CAGGAGCAGCACCACGCCCCCGGCAACGTCCCACCAGCTATACACCGGCAGCGGATCCAGATACGGATGCCGCCGGTTCGCTAGCTCATTTTTCGTCATTTTACAATCCTCCCTCATCACCGTTTTCGTGTAATCCGCCTGAGACAGACTATTTGCCGGGTAATGATACCCATCCATTTCATAGCCGTTTTTCTCTCGGACAAAATTGGATAACATTGGATTGCCGCCACAAAAAGCGGAAGCTGCTAATTTCTGCCGGTCGTGCATTATCCTCCAGTCCCTATATTGCATTTTCATCTCTCCCCCCCTTTCCGGCGATAGGCTCGCCGGGGGCCATTGTAGGTTAGTCCTCTGCCTCCACGATTGCGCAGGTGTTGGCACTCGCCAGTCAGTATGTTAATTTATTATTTTACCCCACCATATTTTTTAATATCATCAGTTGGAATATTGACGTTTCCCCTCCAACCGCTAACGTAATACGATTCGATAACATTTGGGTTGTCTGTGTAAAATTTTGTTAGCGCGGGACGCGGCGTTCCGGGGTTGACAACGGTAACGGTAACATTATTATCGCCTCTGCCCGCATTATTTGCATAATGCAAATGGATATCCGCGTTTTTCAATTCGATGACTTTTTTACTGTAGAATTTCATTTTGTAACCTCCTATTATAGTTATTGCCCTCTCGCCACGGCACCGTTGCCGCTGTGGGCCTATCCTGTTAAACACCTGCACCATTAGTATTGCAGGTACCGTGCCAACTACAGGCGTAAGGGGTAAGTAGCCGAAAACACAACCAAATCACCAACAACCCCCGCCACAAACTGTGTCGCAAAAAACACACCAAAGACGCCATAATGGAGTACCCAAAAGCACGAAAGCGCCTAACTATATAATCTCGCTAACAAATCAGGCCATCCATAATGGAGCACCGCCATTCCATAATGTAACAATAGAACGGGCGTTCGAAAAATGTGTTGACATAATGGAATATCCGTGCCATAATATACGTAATGGCAAATCGATTCTGTGCCAATTACGACCCAGAAAACCCCCCAACACGAGCAGGGGCACATGACGCACACCAGAATAACCATCCTCAAAAATTCTCTCACCCTCAAAATAGACGATACCAAATCAGACCTGCAGGCACTGGAACGCCTCGCCGATCAATTATCAGAATCAATCGGCTGCTGGTTAACGATCGAACGAGACACACAGTCATGTTGCCCCAGATGCGATGTAAAACACCGCCTATACGAGCGTCACGACCTCGAACGGTGCCCCTATTGCCACAAAAAAATAGTGTGACTCCAGGGCGCGCTCCTGGCGCCCGTCGGGAAAACTAACCAGAGACGCAGATCATATAATTCCGGCACACCACGCAACACAATCACCGATGCCAAAAACCCCAGAGGTAAGCAAAAAACATGCCAACCGGGTGACCTCAGCCCGAACGGAAATAATAAACAATAGCGCCCCTTTACACCAAAAGAACACAAAAAAAAGAAAAGCGTCAATTATTTGACGGTCTAACCGACTCTATCCGACACAGGCAGGCCGGGTATGCAGGCCAACGCCCGGCAGGCCTCCTGCCCCGTCAGCGCACCCGGCACAGGCCGCGACTGGTAAAGTTTGGGCAGAAGTTAGTGAGTTTAGCCTAATAGTTCTGGTTAGTTACTGCATCTGGCCCAGGCTTTTGAGTTATCAACAGGCGGGATGGGCGCCAGGTATTTCGGGATGCCCCCACCCCTACCCCCCATAGTCGGGTTTTCGCTCGATTTGGGCCCGGAATTATCGAATTACCGCTCCATATCGCGTGGGTCAAATTTCGTTAAAGTTATGTCTCCTCTGTTAGGATTGTGAGTTCTTTGGTGTTCGCCGCCATTCCGCCGCCCTACTTATTCCCCAGAAATAAACCTTGACAACCCGTAAAGTAAATGCTATTACAGCCCAAAATGGAGCGCATATGACCAAGCATCAGCAATCGCTTAACCACCCCCAGAAGGGGTCTCGGATAACCGTTGACCCTATTAGAAGTCTCGAAGACATAAACGAGATCAAGCTGCTACTGAGGAATGATCCGCTTTATCTTTGTCTTTTCACTCTAGGGATAAACACAGGATTGCGTGCTTCGGACTTACTCCATATTACGGCGGGGCAGGTCAAGGATTTATCCCCGATGGACGAGTTGTGTTTGAACAAGCGTAAGACCGGCAATGGTCGGAGGATGAATTTAAACTCGGCCTGTGTTGATGCGATACATTCTCTTTTGGCTAGCAGGGGGTATCTTGACGAAGAAGTCTTGTTTATTGGGCAGCGGGGGCCGTTGACTGTTTCGTCTGTGAATCGGTTGTGGAAAAGGTGGGCGAGGCAATGTGGGATTCGGGGGAACTTCGGCAGTCATTCTGCCAGAAAGACTTTTGGCTATCATCAGCGCGCGACCTTTGGGGTGTGCCTGCCCGAGCTGATGCGGGTGTTTGGGCATTCAAGTGAACGGCAAACCCTTGCCTACATAGGCATCCAGGATGAGACGATAAAGAACATTTACGCAAACACACTATAAAGGGGGGTAAATTAGATGAGTGGATTGAGCATGGTTATGTTTGGCGGTAATATGTTCATAATGGGGAAGCTTGAAGGGCAGAAGCTATTTAACCCAAGGCAATATGCTCTGGTGCAGACATCCCCTGGGCGGTTCCAGCACCACTTGTCTCCACCCCCTGCGGCCCCGGCATTTATACATCTTCCTAAAGATATTTTTTATTACCCCATTGCTGATGGCGAGCTTTCGGCTTTATACACTGAGGCGACCACCGGGATAAAGATTGCCAATCCTCTTATTGGGTTGGTCCGCTAATGGCCGTCTGTGGGGTAAAGGGCAAGATAGACAAGATCGTCATGGAGCAGAAGATCAAAGCTGGCGAATCCTACGCGGCGATTGGGGCTTATTTTGGTGTGGGCAGGGAGTCTGTGCGGATGGCTCACAAGAGGCTGGGGGGCGCGGTGGAGTCCACGCCGGAACTGATTGAGAAGTCAGAATTATCTAAAGGCAATCTTGACACTATAAATCAGCTTGTAAAAATCAATTCTGCCATCATGGATGAACTCGATCGCGCTCGAAGGCTTATTTTACGAGAGGACATAAAAGTAAAAGAGCGGGAGCGCCTTGAAGACCAGGTGGAACGCGACCCCACCCGGACGGATTTGGTAGAGAAACTAAAAGAGAAAGCCAATATTAATTTTTCTAATATTCTGAAGATTCAAGCCAGCGTGATTGATATATCCGCTGAGGTCAGGAAGCAACTCGAATTGCAAATAAAGATCGCTGAGACGCTTTACAGTGCGACGATGGTGGCGCAGTTTCAAGAAGAGGTGTTAAACGCAATCGCGTCGGCGGACACAAATGTCAGAACCAGGATAATCGTTAAGCTCAAAGAACTTAGGACAATCCGGGGACTGATCCAGATAAAGAAATAGAGGATCATGGCCGTTATAACCGAAGCACACAAGACCGACATGTTCGCTGAGTTGATAAATTCCATCGACCAGAAGTTCGGAGGCAGCAGCGAAACCTCCTCCGACTTGGGGCAGTGGGCCGTTAACAATGAGATTATGCTTGATGGCAAGAAGTTCACCTTCAAAAAGCACGAATACCTTATCGAGCCCTACAGCGACAAACACCCCTACCAGGTAGAAATAAAAGCTACACAACTGGGTCTCACCTCAAAGGCCATGCTCAGGGTATTCCATACGGCACGGTATGGAGGCGACAGCTACCGGGGCATTGGATACTACTTCCCGTCCAGAACCGACGTTACAGACCTCAGCAAGACCAGGATAGACCCGCTTATTGATGACAACCCCGAAACCATAGGGCAGTGGATGCGCGACACCAACGCCGCTAATGTGAAAAAGATATGGAATACGAACCTTTACCTTCGCGGCATGCGGTCTCGGGTCGGAGCAAAATCATCCCCGATGGACTTCGTGGTGTTTGATGAACTGGACGAAGCCCCCCCAAAAATGGTGGATATGATTCTCGAACGTATGGCGCATTCCGAAGAGGGGGAATTACTCTACTTGTCCAACCCCACCCTTCCGGATTACGGTATCGATCGGCTTTTCCAGCTTTCCAACCAGATGTACTGGCTGATTAAGTGCCCAAAGTGCAATCATTACACCGATCTGGTGGGAACCTTCCCGGAGTGCCTACTAATGGCAAGGGGCAGAGTTATAAGGGCCTGCGAGAAATGCCATGCAGAACTTGACCCTTCTAAGGGCGCATGGTTTGCCAAAAGACCCGACATAACCGATATACATGGTAGGCAATTCAGCCAACTTTACTCCCAGACTAAAATGACCAACCCGGAGAAGATACTGCATACCTTCCAGACAACGAACAATCTGACCGATTTCTACAACCTTAAGCTCGGGATAGCCTACGTAGAGGCGCAGAACCGTCTCTCTGTTCAACAAGTGCTTGATTGTTGTGGCGACAGGGGCATTGCGTCGAGTTGCGACGAGGGCACATTCATGGGGGTGGATCAAGGCAACAACCTCCACGTGGTTATTGGCAAGCCTCATCCGAAACGTGCCGGCGAGGTAATCCATATCGGGGAATATCTTGGGAACAAGGGCAAGGAAGGCGGCTCATGGAAACAACTTGATGAATTGATGGCTAGATTTAAAGTTATGCGTTGCGTGGTTGACGGGCTGCCAGAGACCAAACATGCCAGGGCGTTTGCGGAGAGGTTCCCTGGAAGGGTATTCTTATTGTTTGCCAACGTCCACCAGAAGGGATCGTATAGGTGGGATGAGCGGGCGCATCTGGTGAGTGCGAACATTACGGAAACACTTGATGCCAGCCATAGGTTGATAGCGGATTGCGATATTATACTACCCAGAAAATCATCGGATGTTGTCCAGGAATTCGCGCGCCATTGCCATGCCGTAGCAAAAAAACTTGAGGAAGACGACGAAACGGGATCAAGCAGATATGTTTACATACATCGGCTCGCCGGTCCTGACCACTACGTAATGGCCTTTGACTATATGGTCATGTGTCTTCTTGATGCTCCGGCGCTTATGTTCCCGGAGCTTTTGTAATAATGACCGACGAACCCAAAAAGGAAAGGGCAAGACCATGATAACATTTACTACAATCAGGGTTGTAAAGTGCGATACGTGTGGAAGGTCAGTTAGTGGCCCTACAGTTAGCGGGGAGTGGAAAGTTGAATGGGATTTTGGCCTTGCTGCGGGGTGGACAAAAACAACACACAATAAGGTTCTTTGCCCTGCCTGCAACACCTACGGAACGCTTGCGCCAGACACGATATGGAATATAAATCCTCCGAAACCACCACTAGGGGCCCAACCGCATCAGATATGGATTGAAAAAAGGGTGGGGGAGTTATCGCGTGCAATCCATGATTATGTATCCACTGGCAACTATATAGAGGGCTTAGGCGTATGGTCGAAAGAATTAGCCGAATTGATACCGAGGATGATAGACAAGAATGACCGATGACCCCAAAAAAGAAGTCCCAAAGCCCTCAACCAGCCCAGAACTTTTATAAGGAGACATTATGTTTGATGACCGAGATAAATTAGACCAACATGGGTACACTACAGAAAAGGATACAAGGTGGAGGGATTTTCTTAAAGAACCCCCGGAAGCGGGACGGTTTTTCTTGGGAAGGTGGGTATGGGAAAACGAAAAAGATAAATGGTCAAAACAACATCTTATTGCTTTTGGGAAAAGAGAGGCAAACGGCTATTGTGTTTATGATGAGCATCTGCAAAATAATTGGCAAACAAAATCATTGAGCTATTTCCCCTTTGAATGGGTGCCATCTCCATCCTCTGAGAAAGAATATTTTGAACACCAAGAATGGATAAAAAAGTATAAAGAGGAAAGGAAACTTTCAAAGGCTAAATATGAGTGATCCTCAAAAACCCGAGCCCAAACGTCCGCCCACGCAATCTTTATGTGGCCTGAGTTGGGCGGACTCCGGCAACCCTTTCTTTTACTGCGTGGTGACAGAAAAGCACGATGGCCAGGAAAAATCCTTTGACGAAGCGCTGCCGGTCATCGAGATAATTAACGAGGGCGAGGCAAAGACATTCAAGGACTTGACGGATCAGCTTGAATTGGTTCACAAACTTCACTGCAAGTCGGTTTATGTCATTCTCGACCAGCGATATTTGACGTTCATTCATAGCTTCAATCAGTGGCGCCGGGGGGGACGAATACCATTAGTGCTGAAACACACCAAATCATCTTCATTTGAGGCGTCACTGCTCACGATTAAGGAATTGATAGGCGAAAAACGACTGATATTCCCGCCGGATTCAACAATAAAGTCACAATTAACGGCATTTTCTAAGACAAGTCTAAAAGATGCGGTTGATTTTTACGCGGTGCTGGCGTTGACGATGGTCATTGATGCGTTCGGGAAGCAAAAGGCGGTTGAATCGGAAGAAAAACCTAACATGAGAGGGTGGTGGTGAGATGAGAAAGGAAACCAACGGGGAATATTGGATAAAACATAGCTCGGGAATGTGGACGATCGGGCATGGGGATGAATCCGGCCAAATTGGATGGAAGACGAGGAATATGGGGCTTTGCCACGGAGAGCCCATGCCGCTTCGTAACGGCCCCCCTGATATTGTAAAAGAACTTATGAGACTTAATTATGGTGTGGTATGAGTAATCTTACCGAAAAGCAGTCGCTCTGCCTATCCTGCCAATATTGTTGCAAAACAATAGCCTTCCCGTTTGCCGCAGACCCGGTAAGCCTGGAATTTTATAAAGCCAGAGGGCTAAAGGTTATCCATTCGACTGAAACGGAAGAATCATGGGTCACCTTTCCTCACGTTTGCCCGCATATTACCAAAGAAGGCTGTAATATTTATGTTAAAAGGCCATACGCCTGTATGGTATTCGATGGCAGCAAGCACCCGGTAAGCTCCAACCAATGCCTGTGGCCAAGGAAAGATTAAATTAAATAGCGTCAAATTTTTGACGGTCTGCCCCCCCCTGCGAAAAAATAGTTGACAAATAAACAAAACCGTGCGCATATCGCACACCGTCGGATAATTGACGCGATATATGTCATAAAAAAGACGGGGATAACGCATGAGAAACGACCTACTCCTGATTTTATCGCCATCAGATGTGATGCAGGCCGCACAAGAAAAGGAGGCCGCGTCTCAAGAGGCTGAACAGCCCTCCGAACACTTTGTATCGGCCCTTTCACAACACATAATCCCCAAATGGCAAGCGGCTCAACAGGCCAAAATAATCCCAGAAATGGAAATGTTGGCGTCTGTGCGGCAAAAACGCGGCGAGTACGATCCGCAGAAATTAGCCGAGATACAAAACGTTGGCCAGCCCGAAATATTCATGAATGTCACCGATACGAAGGTCAGGAATGGCGTTGCCTGGATAAAGGACATCATCATCCAGCCAACTCAGCGGATAATTGCCGTTGATCCCACACCGCTGCCAGATTTACCGCAAGACATAAAAGAGCAGATCACCAGTTCCGTTGTCAGGCAGTATCTTGACATGGCTGTTTCTCAGGCGGCGCAGACAGGGCAACAAATATCTTCTGACCAGCTCCGTGCTTGGATGCAGCAGGAGTCGGACGCAGTAGGGGATCGCGTCCATAGTGAAATCGTTAAAAAAGCCAAAGCAATGGCCGAAGACATAACCGACCAGATAGACGATCACTTTAAAGAGGGGGGCTTTTACAAGGCGCTCAACCAGTGCATCGATGATATTGTCGGGCTGAAGGCGGGGTTTATAAAGGGGCCGACCTTTCGGAAGGAAAGACTCAAGAAAACCTCGCAAGACCCTGCCACCGGCAAACTGGTACGGAACATTGAAACGAAAATCGTCCCTCAGTATGATCGCGTTTCCCCATTCGCGGTATTCCCGTCGCCACGAAGCACAACCGTTGATAATGGTTATCTTTTTCTTGTTGGGTCAATCAGACCCCACCAGCTCCATGAGCTTATTGGTGTGCCAGGTTACGATGAGGCCGAAATAAGGGAAGTCCTGAAGGAGTTCCAAGAAAAGAAGCTTAACGACGAATGGCTCACGTTATCTCTGGAAGCCAAGGAA